GGTAACATTTATTTGGACTTCAATCCTTTTAATGAGTTCTGGGCGCACACAGAAGTTCTAAAAGAAAGCGATGCAGAGATGTTATTGCTTACTTACGAAGATAACGAAGCCTTGCCTCCTAATGTCATATCTGACTTTCAGCAAGCTATTTTAAAAGCTGAAAGAGAAATTAAAGAAGGAAAAGAAGGCTATTGGTGCAACTGGGTTAAAGTATATGTTAAAGGTCAAATAGGCAACCTACAAGGGGCTATCTTTAATAATTGGGAACAAGTCAATGTTGATGTGTCTAAAATGACACCTAAAGCCTACGTGATAGATTGGGGATTCAGTAAAGACCCATTAGCTATGTTAGCTGTGTACGAATACAATGGAGGGCTTTTATTTGACGAATTGATTTACGACACAGGGTTAACCAACAGCGCATTAGTAACCCGATTAAATGAGCTTAAAATAGACAAAACAATACCTATTATTTGCGATAGCTCCGAGCCAAAGTCAATTAAAGAGTTGAGGGATGCGGTATTCATTGCAGAGGCGGCGGATAAGGGTGGAGATTCCGTAATCACTTCAATAAAGAAGATGCAAGAGTTCACTTTATTCATTACTCAAGGCTCAGTAAATGTCATTAAAGAGTTGAGGCGTTACGTGTGGGCGGATAATAAAACAAAGGATGTGCCAATCGATAGGGATAACCACGCTGTTGATGCAATGAGGTACTATGTTTTAAATCGAATTATAAAAAAAGTTTACTATGATGCGTATTAAATAGTGCCATTTAGCAGTTGATGGCATTGTATAGGTATGAAGATACCTGTTAAATTCAAAAAATTGTCAATCGCAGATTTTGCCAGCTTCTGCAAAATACAAGAAAAACATTCGGAAGATGCGCTAGGCTTAAATTTTAAGTTAGAGCTAGCCTCTTACTTTACTGGCAAGTCAATAGCTGAATTAGAGAGCATTAGTGTGCGTGAGTTACACAAATACTTGTATCCAGTTAATAAACTAATACATTCAAGTAATAGCTCTATTCGTCGCAATAGAGCTATTTGGGTTAAAGGCAAACGTTACCTATCAATTAAAGATGAGAAGGACTTAGATACTAATCAATGGATGCTGTTGAAGGAAAAACAAAAAAAGTTTTACGATAACATTCCCGAAATATTAGCTATACTTTATAGTCCCACTAAGCTATTCAAGCCTTATCAATTCAAAGCCGATGCCTATTCGCAAACCGTTGAGGTGTTCAGAAAACATCTAAGTGTGAAAGATTTTTATGGTACGCTTTTTTTTTGCTCCAATCTCTTTTTGAAGCAGAGCGAAAATTTAAAATACTATTCGATGATGGCGAACATGGAAATCGAAACTCATTTGCAAATGGAAGTATTACCGCAACTCAAAGAGTTAGGGCTAGATACGGATGGCTCGCTATCCTACATTCTTTATCAGACTCAAATTATGGCGAAAGAGAACGCATTTTAAAAATGAATTGGATGGAATTTTTAACCGACTTAACTTACCACAAAGATATGGCGGAGGCTGCGGATTTCGATAGATGAAAACAGCAAAGAGCATACTTGATGAATTTGGAAATAAGTTAATAAAAGACTTGCAAGACAAGCTAGTTGAGAAGGGTGTGGAGTATGACGAGCAGGCCTCTAAGCTAGCGGCATCAATGAAGCTTAGGTATAGTTCTGGTGTTTTGCAAATGAACGTGGTAATGAATGATTACTGGCGAGTCTTGAATGATGGAAGGGGAGCTGGCAAATCAATGCCTCCTATTGAGCCAATAAAAAATTGGATAAAAAGAAAAGGAATTTTTTTAGGAATTAGCTTAAAAACAAAAAGAAAGATAGGTTCTGTTGAAAAAAGCAAAAGGAAAGTGTTGAAAAAAAAAACTTACGATGAAAAATTAACAAGTACAGCATTCGCTATTTCAAAATCTATCGGAAAAAAAGGATTTGATGGTAACCACTTTTTTGACGAAGTGCTTAAAGATGGTCGATTAGAAAAGCTAAACAAAGATATTTTGGAGGCAACAGGAAAAGAAGTGCGAACAATTCTAACATTAAAATAAATAAAATGGCTATAACTATTTATTCAAGCCCACTAATTAATTATGGAGGCTATATGCCCGCTAATAACGAGCAATGGTTCGTTGCTATTAGCGACAAGGTAGCGAACCCCAACTTTAAATACAGGGTGGTTATAACTCAATTTCCGACGGGTCAATCTCTTGTCTATGATATTCCGCCAAGACCAATTACTAACGATGTCGAATTTGACGCTTTAAATTTCGCAAAAAGATTTAGCGACCACTTTATACCTAACAGTTCGGTGGCTATAAATAATTATGGATTTATAGCTTGCAGTAATTGCTTAAATACCTTGAATGTAAATATTGGTGAAGTATACGGTAATACACCTGTATATTATTCTGGCATTAACGAACAATACAATGTATGGAATGCCTGCTTAGATTTTAATCTATTCGCTTATTACGCTACAAATAATCTGCTTTACGATAAGGCTAACAAAATTTTAAATCACTTAACAAAAATAAAAGAAACTGTTGTATATCCCATTAGAAGCAATTACCTATACACGCTATCTTATGGGGTAAACCTAAGCAGGTTAACTGGAATAAAAATTAAAAGTTACTTGAATGGTAATCAAGTCGGTTTGATTAAAACAATACCCAATCCAATAGTCGCAGCCACATATGGCGATTATTACACCTGCATAGATGTTGGACTAAAAGGGTTAATGAACATTCCATCTAGCTTAATAACGGGAGGCGGAACAGCATTAAGCAACTTGGCGGATAGCTATGAGGTGTTAGATGCTTTTAACGACAGCGTGATAATGAAGTGCAAAATAGGATGTAGTTATTACACGGTGTATTCACTACATTACTTAAATCAATATGGCGGATTTGACACCTTGCATTGTTCGTTAAGCTCAACAAGCACGAGTAACAAAACAACAAGTACCGTTAAGCGTAACGCTTGGACTAGGGTAAATAACATAAAAAAAATAGATCCCAGTTTAACGGTTGAAAGGGTCGTTGAAACAAGCATACAGGATACTTTAAAGCTAACTAGCAACTGGTTAAATGAGAGTGAGCTATTTGCACATAGGGACTTATTTATGTCGCCAGTTGTTTATTTGGATAGTGGAAATGGTTTAGTATCCGTTAAGGTAAATTCACAAAGCTATTCACCTGTAACGCCCGATTTTCTGAGAAATATAACATTAGAGATTTCATTTACTTACCAATCTAACCGTCAATAATATGGTAGAACTAACAGCATACGGACAAAACGGTGAAGAGTTTGACTTGTCATTTATAGATGAGATACCTATTTCTATAAACTATTTAATCTCGGATATAAGAAATCCCGATAAACGAAACTCGACATACAGCAAAACGATTAATCTTCCAAGCACCTCAGAGGTTAACCAAATGTTTGAAAATATTTTTGAAACAAACATAAATATTCAATACTTCAATCCAAATAAAAAACTAAAAATAATTTATCGCATTAATGGGATAGATGTCATAAATGGCACTTTGCAATTAATTAAGATAACCATGAATGACCTATCGGGCTACGGTATTTATGAGGTTGCAATAGTTGGTAGGCTTGGAGAGCTATTTGATGCCGTTGTTGGAAAAACATTTAACGACTTGGATTTTGGCGAATACAATCACTTACTAACAAAACAAAATGTAAAAGATTCATGGGCAAATAAAATAAAGATAAATGGAACAACAACGCAGGTAAGCAACGGTGTAGGTTATGTTTATCCGCTAATTGATTACGGATTCAACAATGGAAATGTATTTGATTTTTACGTAAAACATTTTAGACCTGCTATTTTTAAATGGACAATTTGGAATAAAATATTTGAAATAGCTGGCAAAACTTATACCTCTAATTTTATTAATTCCGCTTATTATAAAAGTCAAATCATACCGTACAGCGAAGCGGAATTAAAGATAACGGATAACGACATTGCGAATGCTCAATTTATTAGTACGCTAACCGCTCCGCAAATTAATAGCTATGCAATGGGATTGCAAAGCATAACCAATGTTTGGGTATCTCCAACTAACACTTTAGTTATATTTAACGACGATGCTAATTTACCCAACAATGATGCAGGCAACCAGTACAATGTAACTAGCGGCGTATTTACTTGTGCTGTAACAAATAATTATTACATGGGTACAACCGTATCCGTTCAAATAGAAGTAGTGAGTGCTACGGCTATTACCATGAGTATTACAGGTGGGGTTACGTGTTATTTACAAGAATACAATACTACCACAAATATATGGGATCCAATAGGCGGTACCGTCGCAAACTTTCAGGGTAGCTATAACTCTTTAATTACTACGCCTATAAGCATAAATGCTAACAATGCAGGTAATACTTTAACGGCGGGTAAGCAATACCGTGTTGTTTTAACAAGCCCTAACCTAAAAATAACATTATTGGATTCGGCTAACAATCAAATACTAACAGGCTCACACTCTTTAAAAGTAACGGCTGGAGCGGGAAGCATATTTTATTCACAGCTTGTAACGCCTCAAATTATTGAAGGCGCAAATGTGGATGTTAATAAATGGATTCCAAAAGACTTGAAGATAATCGACTGGCTAATGAATGAGTTTAGGATGTTCAATTTATACATGGAAGTGGATAAGTTGAATGAAAATAATTTTATAATTGAAGACAGGGACTCTTTTTATTCGGGAGCGGTGTTAGATTGGACTGGTAAGCGAGACTTGTCTCAGAAACGTATTATAAGCCCTATGGGAGAACTAGATTGGCTCAACTATACATTTACTTACAAAATAGATAGCGACGATAAGAATACCACTTACATGAATAAATTTAAAGAGGTGTATGGAACAAAAAACTTAACAATTGAAAACGATTTTATTAAGTCTACCAAAAAAGTAGAGTTACTTTATTCGGCTACGCCAATTAGCGGAAGTCCGAATAACGAAGGCTTGGTTATACCACGCCTATATAAAACTGAAAACGGAACAATCAAAAATATAAAAACAAACATACGTTGTTTATTATGGGGCGGAATGGTAACAATGCCTAGCGGTAATTGGATACTTAAAAGTAATTCGGGCGACGAAACATTAATGAGTTACCCGTATGCAGGTGATGGCAACCACCCATTTAATCCTACCGAAACGCTTAACTGGGATACGCCAAAAGAGGTTTACTACATCTACCCATTAGCCACATACACGACTAATAATTTATTTAATAAGTTTTATTCGCGTCAAATAAGGCAGACATCAGATAAGAATAGTAAGATTGAAAAAAGGCACTATTATTTGGATGAGATTGATATATCTAAATTTGATTTTCGGGTAACTATTTTTGACGATGGTTCATATTTTTATGTGAACAAAATAATTGATTACAATCCCTTAAAAAATCAAAGTACACAGGTTGAATTAATAAAGTTAATCGATGTGCCTTTTTTTAATGGAGGCATAATTCCACCGCCAAATGTAAATGCAGTTACATTTAACCAAAGACCTAATGGAGGGCTTTACCTTGACGAATATGGTAACGTGAACTTTGGGCGTGGCAATTCTAAAATAAATGGCGGTAAAAATAATTTTATTCCAAGTGATGCTGTTGATGTTGTTTTAAACAATTGTAATAACTACATAGTTCCAAGTGGAACAGTTAATAGCATCATAGATAACAACAATAATAATAACACGAACTAAAAATGTCAAAAGAAGAAATAGCACTATCTGTTGCGATTGACAATGCGGAAGCCGCATCAACTCTTAAGGAATTAAAAGAAGCCATGAGTGCATTGGAGGACGCACAAAGTAAGGTAACGGAAGGCTCAAAAGAGTGGGATAGGCTTAACAATTCAATCGCAAAAACATCAGAAAAATTATTAGATTCTAAAATAGAAGCCGCTAATTCCGCAAAAACGGTTAGGGAAATGAACAAGGCTATGAAGGAATTGGTAGTAGAGCAGGAGAGGGTTACGAAGGGTAGTGCGGAGTGGAAAAAATTAAGTAAGGCTATAAATGATGCGGAAGGACGTGTAGGCGATTTAAACGATAGCTTTAAAACAATGGCTGGCAGCGGCGTTGAGAGGGCTAAAAGTTCTTTCGGATTATTTAAAGAAGGGCTTAGTAATTTTGATTTTGATAAAATAAAAATAGGATTTAGCGGCATAGGCTCTGCCATGAAGGCTATACCTATATTTCTCATAATCGAAGGCATTAGATATTTGATTGAAAATTGGAAGGAATTAAGTGAAGGCAATGGGTTGGTTGCTAAATCACTTCAATTCTTAGGTTCTATTTTTACAGCAATAGTTGATACTATTTACCAATTTACAGATGCGTTGGGATTGACCAATAAAGCATTAGAGAAGCAAGGCGAGGCTATAAAATCTAGTGCAGAAAAAGGAGCAGCCGCTTTAAAAAATCAAACAGAAATATACGACGACCAAATAAAAGCAGCGAGGGATTCTGGTGAGGAAACTGTTGAGTTAGAAAAACTAAAACAGGTAGCTATCATTAAAACTAACAACGCTTTGCTCTCTCAAATTAAAGCGTACATGGATGCTGGCGGTGTACTTAGTGATGAGCAAAAAAAAATAGTTACCGAAACTATAAAGTCAAACAAAGATGCGGTAAACGAAATTCAGTCCATTAACACTTTACATAACAAGGAGCTTAACGAAAAGGCTAAGGAAGCGCACAAGAAAAAATTAGAGGAAGAAAAGGCTGCGATGGAGCAATTAAAAAAATTGCGAATTGAAAATTTAGAAGACGAAAGAAAAAAAATACTGGCAAATTTTGAAGAAGAAATTGCGGGAATAAAGGCAAAAGGAGAGCTTAGGAATCAAATAAAACTTGAGGTAGAAAAAAAATACGATCAATTATTAAAAGATTACGATTTAAAAAAGAAGGCGGAAGCTGAAAAAATAGAGCAAGATAGGTTGGCAAAAGAAGCAAAAAGTAGGGAAGAATCGGATAAACTATTTTTAGCGGAATCCGAGAGGCAAGACAAGGAGAGGCTAGCGGAGTTAAAAAGAAGGCAAGAAGAAAAGGAAAATGATAACAAAGAAAAGGAAGCGCAAGTGGCGTTTGCTTTTGATTTAGAAAAGAGATTTCAGGATTCCGTTCAATCATTAAGTGATTTGTATTTTGCGGAAAAACTAAAGAAAACAAAAAAAGGAAGTGCAGAAGAGGAGGCATTAGCGAGAAAACAATTTGTCATAAACAAGGCGTTCCAAATCGCATCGTCAATAGCGCAAGGTACGCAAAATGCTATTACGGCTTATGGTGCGGGATTGAAAGCAGCTTCGGCAACAGGCATAGGTGCAGCGGCTGCGCCTTTTGTTGGGGCTGGCTTTGCTGCTTTGTCGGGCGTTCAAACAGCGGTAACAGTAGCGAAGTTATCTAGCTTACAATTTCAAAGCACATCGACTAGCGGAATAGGCAGCTCCGAAGGAGGTGGCGTTTCGCCTAGTGTGCCACAGCCAGTTCAGCCTTCGCCTAGTCTTTTAAACAGCGTTCAGCCAAGCACTACTTTTAACGGGAACTATAACAACAATTTAAGTAACAACCAAACAGTTACTGGCAACATCACGGTGAAAGCTGAGGTGGTGGAAACAGATAGTAGAGATAAAACAAACCGAATAAATAAATTAGAAAGTGAAAGTTCTTATTAAGTAAAAAGATATACGCAGCCATTTAGTAATTAACGGCATTGTATAGGCATGGCATTACCTATTAAGAAAGTCGTACTTGACAATGCAGATGCGTCTTGCGGTCTTAAAACAATTTCTTTTGTTGCGGACCCTGCAATTGAAATCAACTTTTTAAAATTTGATAAAGACAAGGAGTTTAAGTTGGCTATTCAAAATGAAGAGAAGCGCATTGTTTTTTCTCCAGCCTTAATACCAAATCAATTAATATACAGAAAGGTTACAAACCAAGCTAATGGCTTAACAGAGGAGTTCAACATTTTCTTTGACGCAGATACTATTATGCAAATAGCCGTAAAAGCAACTAAAGATAAAATTTTTACGAACGCTGACGTAGAGCATAGCGGAGTTAACATTGACGGCATCGTTTGGTTTGAACAAGTTGTTTTATCAAAGGATAGATTTCCAGCAGCTAAAGGTTTTGAAGGTTTACCAGAAGGCACATTAATGATGACTGGTAAAGTTGAGAATGATGAAGTGTGGGCTAAAATCAAAAGCGGAGAGATACGAGGCGTAAGCATTGACGGGCTATTTAACGCAGTTCCTATTAAGCAATCAAATCAAAAAATTGAATTTTCTGAAAATGAATTAAAAGATATATGCAGCCACCTTGTAAGCGTTGGCATTGTATAGGTGTAACTAATAAATAAAAATATGAGTGTTTTAAAAAAAATAGGGGAGTTGATATCGCTCAGCTTCACGAAAGAAGAACAGGAGCAGATCAAAAAGGAGGCTGATAAAATGAAAAATAACATTACAGTAACCCTTACTTCTGCTAAAACAAAATCAGGGGTTGAAATATCGTATGAAGGAGAATTAAAAGCAGGCACACCAGTAATGGTTGTTAATGCAGATGGAAATAAAACGCCTGCTCCCGATGGCTCTCACGAGTTGGAAGATGGTACAGTTATAGTTGTAGCCGCTGGTTTAGTAACAGAAGTTAAACCTAAAGAAACTGCCGCATCACCAGATGCTAATGCAGTAGCGCAAATGCAAACTCAAATGAGTGCGCAAAAGGCAAACTTTGAATTGCAATTAAAAACGCAAAACGAAACTATCAAAACATTAACTGACCACGTGTTAAAGTTAAGTAAAGCTATTGACGCTATTTTAAATACAGAGTTAAATGTAGGTGGGTCTAGTTCGGATGATAAGCAAATAGATTTTGATAATTTATCAAATTACGATAAAGTAAAATTAAATCACAATGGCAAAATCTGATAAAGAAATAAAAACAGTTAATCCTTTAGATGCTGGCGTTAGCTACGAGCAGGTGTTAGAGAGTATACCAAACGGTGTATCTATCAAGGATTACTTAACGCCAATTGTACCAGCCGAAAGCATTGACTGGTTAGAGCGAGAAATTAATTTATACAAACAAACAAAAAATAAATAAGCATGGCAAACGTAGTGTTTAATGGGATAAAGCTCCCACAATCTGAATTAAAAGATATTCAGCAAGAAATATACGCGGACTGGGGCACATTCAGAGATAGAGATATCGACATTCAGGATGGACACAAGTCAGGCACACAGGTATATGAGACTAAAATTACCGTGTCTCAAAGCGCATATTCATCAGGTCCAGTAACTACACAATCAAATACATTTACAGTTGATAGGTCTCCTGTTTCGTTAACGCAAATCATGTACGAAGGTACATTGGATCACAACACATTGCGTGATACACGCTTTGAGCGCAGCATGGCAAAAGGTACATTTAACCGTGTGTCTTCGGAGCATGATAACTACACTTTGCAGTATTTGCAACCAGCTATATCGCAAGACATGGAATCAAAGCTTTGGAACGGAGCAACGTCGGCTAAAAAAACATTAGTTGCAGCGATGACTGCAGGTGCGGCACAAGGGTCTATTTCTGCTGGCGCACAAACATTAGTTGCCGCAATGCCAACGAATCTGTGGGATTCAATTCCAGCTATTATTTTAAATAATAACTCGCAATCAAAATCTACAAATGCAGGTGCTAACGGGATTGGTGATTACGTTAAAGTGCCTTCGATTGCTGGCTCTGTAACGGCGGCCAACATCGCTGCTGAGTACGATAAGATTTACCAATTGTTAGACATGAAGCTAGTGTTGTCTCCTGACAAAACAGAAGTGCCAGTTATTTATGCGCCATTAAATGATTTTAAATTAATTCAATCTGCCAATAACTCTGTTGGTGCTTCTTCAAATAAAAATTTTGAAATTGTAGGCGCAGGAAAATCACCAGAGGTTTATTACCAAGGCGTGCAAATAAAGTTCAAACCACTTGTTGGTTTTCGTATAGCATCACCCCCTAAATTCATTAAATTGTTAATGGATTTACAAGGCGATATGAGTGAGATTTTAACTGGCGAAGTAGCAAATGGTGCTCAACAACGCTGGTACAAGAATGCGCAAACCGTAGCTACATGGGTAACTAATCAACGTTACATCGTGTTGTATGGCGGTTAATCATTAATTAAAAAACTTTAAATATGTCAACTACTCCTTGTTTGTTAACATCAAACTACAACTACTTAGATGAGTGCGAGAATGCGTTAGCAGGTGCTAAGCGTGCATTCGTAACCGAGCATATAAATGTTGTTAACGCAACTATCACGGCTGCATCAACGCATATAATTACAGCGTTCACAATGCCATCAGGCAAAGTGTTTCGTGAGTATAATCTTGAGCAAGAGATGTGTTCGTTTGGTAATCCAGCTACTAAATCAGTAGAAGCTGGCACGGTAACTTATGCTCCTGTTGTTTCTTTTACAATCAAAAAATTATCCATTTCGTTGATCGATGAATTTGATAAAATGTTGAAAAATAAGCTATCGATTATTATCGAAGATGCGAATGGTGTGTTTTGGTTGTTTGGCAAAAAGTATCCGATGGACTTAGTAACGGTTGGTGCAGAAAGTGGAACTAAGTTAGCTGACTTCAACGGTCATAAGCTAGAGTTTAAAGGCACTAGTGGCGAATACATTTACCAAGTAACAGCGAGCTTAATACCTGCCTTGCTTGGCGGTTCTCCTTCTGTTTAATCGGCAATAATTAATTGCTATTAATTTACAAAACACCATTAAGTAATTAGTGGTGTTTTTTGTTTAAAAATAAATAGTGCCATTTTATAAATAGCGGCATTGTATAAGTGTATATGAGCTTCATTTTAATAAAGAATAAAATAAACGAAGTGGTTGTAACGCCAAAGGAAAGAAGTGTCTTAGTTAACCCTGTTTATTTATTTGAGTTTAAAAATAAAAAAGCAGCCCACTACTGTATCTGTTACGATGCTTCACCTAACACAGATAGGTTTCAGCTATTTTACATTGAAGATATAAATGGTCCCGACCCACAAAATAGTCAAGTAGAACTAGAGGTAGGTGAATACGATTACAGAATTTACGAACAATTAACTTCAAATATAAACCCAAGCGGATTATTTTGCTTGGAAGTTGGAACGGTAAATGTCGTATCTGACATCGATGTTCCAAAACAAGAATACGCATCACAAACAGTTACTATTACTTATGGCGGTTAAAGATATAGATATAGATGGCAACAGAGTTATTATCACGTTAGCCGCAAGTCCAACAGGCGAGAACTCTAGTGATGCTTACGGAAGGTATATAAAATGGGGCAGCAAAAATACAATGCCTAACATTTTGCTAGACCTTTATAAAAGCCACGCAGAACATGGAAGCATCGTAAAGGGTAAGGCGGATTACATAGCTGGTACAAGTATTATTCCAAGCGTACAAGATGCGGACGTGTTAAACTTTGTGAGTAAATTTACCCGCAATGGAATAAATGAAAGGAAGTCTTTTGACCAATCTTTATATGGCGGCTTTTGTATTTTAATTAAACCAAACCTTTTAGGCACACCTCTAAACTACCACCATTTACATTTTGGCAAGTTGAGGTTTTCTGATTGCGAAACAGGTGTTTGGTATAGCGAAGATTGGAGCAACTTAACTTTAAACCCTAAAGTTTTTTACCCCTTCTTCACAAAAGGCATTTTATCGGAAAGTGTTTTTGTTTATAAAAACAATACAGCTAGTGTATCGAGATACGATGGCATTTACCCATTCGCGGATTACCAATCTACTTTTATGGATCTGGAAACAGATGTTGAGACTTCTGTTTTTTGTAATAGTTTAGTGAAGAATGGTTTTTCTGTTGGGAATATTATCACATTTTACTCTGGCGATATAGGCGAAGAAAAGAAAAGAATTTTAAGGAATAAAGTAGAGAGCGATACGACAGGGGCCTTAAATGCTGGTAAAGTAATTATTGAATTTATTTCACCCGACGGAAAAAAAGCAGAGGTTACAAATATTTCACCTAATGGATTAGCTGACCAGTACGAAAGCATTAACAAAAGATTATTACAGAAAATATTAACGGGGCACAATGTAAATGGTATTTTATTTGGCGTTCAGTCGCAAGGCTCTTTAGGCGATAGAACTATTTTAGACCTATCACACGAGCTTCAGGTAAGCAGAAGCGCTCCAAAGCAGCAGCCGTTCTTAGAATTCCTAAAAGAGCAATGTTACTTAGTTACAGGTAAGGTCGTTGAATTTAGCATTGAGCAGTTAAAGCTATTAAGTCAAGATTGGACTAATCCAAACATAACAAAGTACATGACGAATGCCGAAGTGAGGGATAAGCTAGGGCTTCCTTCTTTGGACCAAGACACTAACTACGCTGCAAATAAAGTAAAAGATGCACTCAACTCAATGTCTCCACTCGTCGCAAATAAGGTTCTTGAATTTATGACAGAGGATGAAGTAAGGCAGTTAGCCGCATTACCTTCAAAGACACAGCAACTAAGCGAGTCTCAAAAGTCTAGCTCTAACTACAACGAGGCAATGGCAACTTTATCAATGAAGCAGCGTGCAGATATAGTAAACCTTTTTAATAAATTTAAAAACGGCAAGCTTAGTCTTGACCAAGCTAAAATATTCTTGCAGGCGTATGGTCTTAGCGAGGTTGACGTTCATAAATTTTTAGGAATTTTCGAGCAAAAAGAAAACAACCCTATCGAGAACCAAATAATTGTTCAACAATCAAAGATGCAATCTCTGGTGCAATTATGCACCGTTGAGGTCAGCGACGACGATGAAGTAATAGATGTACAGGAGTATCGTTTATCTTTTAAAGATGACTTCATTAAAAGTAGTCCAGAAAAAAAAAGCAAAAGTTTTCTGGAAACAATTGTAGATACTTTTAGAGGTAAAGAAAAAGAACAGGATTACGAATATGAAATTTACACCGTTTTAAAATATGCCTTAAAGCCAAGTCTAGCAGCAAAAGGAGAACCTATATTGCTAGACACAAGCCATGATTTTTGTAAAAAAATGGTAGCAGCAACGAGTGGAAATAAAAGGTTAACACTTGCATTTGTTGAGAAATTAGAAAATGATTTTGGAGATAATGCCTATGATGTACGAGGCGGATGGACCGGTAAGAAGCCCACTTGCAGGCATATATGGGAGCTAGAAACACGTAGAAGAAAAATATTAAAATGATAACTCTTTGGATAAATAAAAAAACACTTGTTGATTTAAGCGCAATTGATAGTAATGTTGAGTGGTCAAAGATTGAACCAACGGTTGAGGTTACGCAATTAAAAAGGATTAGACCCGTATTAGGCAACGCTCTGTATGATGCTATTGAGTTAATGATAGAGAACTATGTAACAGCATCTACGCCTATTCCCGTTGATTATAAAAAGCTTTTGGATAAATACATTCAACCTGTAATCGTTAACTATTTAATTAGCGACAACGCTTTATTGATGCAGCATCGGTTAACAAACAAAGGTGTTATGAATAAAGATAGCGCAAACTCAACGCCAATAGATTCGGGGGTTATGGATCTTTTTAGACAAGAGGTTAGGGCAAATGCGGAGGTGTATTTGAAGCTATTAATTGATTACTTAAAAGAAAATTTAGCTACTTATCCAGAGTATAAATTGTCGGAATCTCCACAGCAAAACTCGTATGCGGTGTCTTGGTTTTTAGATTAAAAAAATGAAAAACGGTGGAGAAATACATTTACAAACGAAAGTAAAATTTTACAATTACTTTTTAAAAAATAAAGAAAATTTTGAAAATGACATTAAACAATTTGATAGAAAAAAAATTAGAAACATTTGCAAGCTATCACAAGCAAGTAAATGATTTTTATTTTGGAGACCCTTGGGAACGCTCTAGTGGCGGTGCTTCTATTAAGTACCCGATAATGTTTGCTGTTTTAAAGCCTAATAAGATTTCAAAACAGGAGGATGTAATTTCTTTTGAAATAAATTTTTGCGACAAGCCAAACAAAGGTGATAAAGAGTTAGACGGAAATGGGACAGAGCAAGAAGTCTTATCTGACATGAGAGAATTAGTAAAAGATTTTTACTTAACTTTTTCTGCCGACAAAGATTTTATTATTAGTGAAACAATAACGCCAAATCATTTCACGGAATCATTTGACGATGAGGTATCAGGGTGGTCTTTTCTTTGTGATTTTAAACAAGCATTTAAAGCAAATAGGTGCTTATTGCCCTTAGTTATTGGAAGCGGAATTGTTTACAGTGAAAATTTTGGTAACAATGGGATAGATTCAGCGCCTTTCTATAAGCTACCAAACAATTGGATAGCTAGCAGTAGTGGTGATTGGGTGTGCAGAATAGATAGTAATTTTCAATGTACTGTAAATAACAGTAGTGGTGGTGTGTATTTATCTTTTGAGGATAAATCGCAAGGCTCTTTTGATTTAATCACCGAAGGTATATCAACTATCGGCAAGCAAACGATAACAATTGAATGGAATGAATACCACGCATTAGCTTACGCATCTAGTTTAGGTGTTGAAGCAAATGACGGTAATGGATGGCAGTCTTTAAGTTTAACTCAATTACCCACATCTAACACGTGGCATAAAAGACTTAAAATAACATTGCCTGCTACTTTTGATAATAACGCAGGTATAAAAGTAAAATTTACAGGTTCGGGAACAGGTTCAAATAATTTTATAGCAATTGACGATTTCGTTGTAAGTAATTCGGAATTAATTTAAAAAATATAAACAAATAAAAAATAAACAAATGACAAAGCAAGACTTAATAGATGCAATTACAGACCGTTTAAACGACGTAATTACACACGGCAACACATTAACAACGGACGAAAGCATAACGGCTACAAACACCGTTGCAGAGCATTTAGATACGGTTAACCCCGACTTAGTAAAGTACCCACCAGTAATTATAAAATGATAGCAAATGTTTTATCGCTGTTAGCCGTTTTACTTTTTATATTTAATTCAGCTATTTGCTACTTAATTAGTAGCGAACCTTTAGTACATTGGACTTGTAGACTGTGCTTGTTTTCTATTATTTTCGCTTTGATTTTTTCATTAACGTTATGCAAGCAAAATATTTTAAGTAAAACGATTTGTTTGTTTGGACTTTTTTTGTCCTTTTTTGATTGCTACGATAGGATAAAAAGAAATGTAAATTTCACAGATAACACAGACTACTTAATGATGCTTAGCGCAACAATTGCGTGTTTGTTTTACATGAAGCAAAAATTTAAAAAAGAAAAATATTAATGAAAGAACCCGAAAATAGTGTAGTCGATTGGCTTATCAAATGTGGTTTGCCTTGGTTAGCTGTTGCTGTTATTATAACTTCTTTTAAGATTCATAAAAAAGAAGCGAAGGGCATAAATATTTTTCTTTCACTTTTAATTAGTTTCTCAACCGTATACTTAACTGGCGACCTAGTTTACTTTTATTTTAGCCAAAAGTGGGCTGCTATTCTTATTGCCATGATAACTGTTTTTTCTGAAAAGTTTTGGAGTTGGATTTTGTATAAGGCAAAGATAGACGATTTACTTTCGTCGATTTTAGAAGCTATTAAAGCTCGCATAATCAAATTTATAAATAAATAGTTATGCTAACGGAAAAACAAGTATATGCCAAATATGGCACTCCGAACGAAAGCGGAACGGGTTACTTAGTTACGTTTAACTTACCCTATCCTATGCGATTAGCTTGGGATTTAAAAACAAAAGTTACAAAAATTAGATGCCATAATTTAATTAAGGATAAACTATTAAATGTTTTCAATGACCTTCAAAAAACTTACGGATATGATAAGCTAGTTCAATTAGAGATAGATGTATTTGGTGGTTGCTTTGAGTACAGAAAAAAAAGAGGTGGCGATAGTTTATCTATGCACTCTTGGGGAATAGCTATTGATTTAAACCCAACTAAGAATGCACTTAATAGCACTAAGTTAAACGCTCAATTTGCTAAACCTGAATACAAGCCTATGATAGCTATTTTTTACAAGCATGGCTTTATTTCTTTAGGAGTAGAGAAAAATTTTGACTGGACGCACTTTGAAATAAACGTATGAGAAAATTTTTAGTTATACCAATTTTGTTAATTTTTGCTCAATGCAAAAACAAAGATCTTTTAAAAGAATCAACAACATACACATCGATTGTAAAAGATACAACTTACCAATTAAATAAAATAGGCGTTGTTTTTACAAGTACTTGTAATCCTGAAATTTTATTTGTTAATGATGGTTTTAAAGTTGAGGATAGAAAAATTGATGGCAAACAAACCAAAGCAATTATTTTAAAAGACTTAACAATACCTGTCGTTGAAAAACAAAAAGAAACCACTAGAATAATTGAGCGTAAATGTATATTAGCACACGTTAAATGGTATCATAAAATAGCTTTATGGTACACTTTAATTAGTTTAATTGTTGTAATAGTTTACTTCCTTAGAAGGCTTAAAATTATTTGATGAGCTCAGAAACCGCCGATTGTTTTAGTAAAAAAAAAGTAACAAATTTTTCATCAATGACCTGTAAGACCTATGGATAAAGGGTTTACGCATTTACACTTTGACTTATTGATAAAAACAGATAGTTAAAATTTCACCTTACTGATAACCAATAAAATACAATAAACACTAGTGGTTGAAGACCTTTTTTACAATCAAATAGATGTATTTAGTTGTATTTAGATGTATATTTATAGTTACAAAATAGTAACAAAATATGCGTGTAAATGCCGTATTACGAAAGTACAAAAGCAAAGACGGTAAGCAGCAAGTACTTATACGTGTTGCTTATGGTAAATCAAAAAAGTACTACTCTTTAGGAATCCGAATACCCGCATCTAATTGGGATGCAAAAAGACAGCGTGTTATTAATTGCCCGAATGATAGTACAATGAATGCTAAGATACTAACTTACCTAGCAAAAATAGAACAAAATTTTATAAAAGACGGCGTGATAAATAAAGAGGATAACAACTCTTTTGCGTATTGGTTTCGGAAAAGAGTTGAGTACAGCGAAATGAAACATTCTCGTAGTCGAGTTAGAAATTTTAAACAATGTATGTCAGGGTTGTTTAGTTTTTATCCGAACCTAAAGGTGTCGGATTTGACTTATAGCTTTTTGTTTAATTACGAAAAACACTTAATTAAAATAGGTAACTCGGCAAACACCATTGCTTTAAAAATGGGGATGATTAAAACAATAGTTATGGATTGTTTGAAGTCGGGAGTGATTGATTTCAAAGATAACCCCTTTAATCACTATAAAATTTCGATTAAAAAGACGAATAGACAGCGGCTGGACATAAGTTCAATTAAAAAATTAGAAGCCTTTAAAACGGATAATTTTAAAATGCAACTAGCGGTTGATATGTATTTGTTTTCTTTTTATTGCGGCGGTATTAGAAGGGGTGATTTATTTAGACTAACTATTGAAAATATTAAAGGTGGTCGATTGACATACAAGGCAAGCAAGGTGGGTAGGGTTCGTAATTTATCTATGCCGCCGCAAGCAATTGCCATAGCTAATAAGTACATCGGTAATAATTATTTTTTCGTTAAGCTAAATGAAAGCAAGTGGGAGCAAGAGGTTGACGGGATTGGACAAATTTACAACCCACTTTTAAAAAAAGCGTGCGTTATTTGTGGTATAACTCCCGTAACCTACCATACAGCAAGGCATTCATTAGCGGATTATGCGGTTAAAAGTAAAGCTAACACCCGTGATTTAATGCACCTTCTAGGACATTCAAAAGTAAATACGACCGAAATTTACATCGGCGATTTAGGTATAAATGATACGGATGAGTTGCAAGGTAAATTGTTTGGCGGATAAATTAGCCTCTGACTTATAGACTAATTTAAAACCAAGCCTCCTTAAGTTCGAGATAACCTTTTCCGCTGCATTTTTTACAATTTTCTTGCCAATAAGTAACACCATTTGGACTACCCCAATTGCCATCACCCGCAAAGTCATTATCGCAAGTAATTTCGCCTCTACCATTACAGGCAGCACAAGTTTTTCTTTTCCCTTTTTTCACAGCTTCATAATGTACACATTCTTCTTGTGTTTTAAATTCTTTTCCATCAAATGCAACGAAAAAGGTTTCTTCAATTTGTCGTTTTTTAATTTCCATTTCTAATTCTAATTTAATGATTTGCGTTTAAGGGTTCATTAGCCATTGCTTTTAACTTCAATACAAAATATTGCACACCTGCATCTGCGCCCCACTCTTTGCGTCCAAAATCAATATCAATGCCATCTAACTCGTACGTCATATTTGATAGCTTTTCGGAAAAATGACCCTCGTTAAAAAACTGTACGTGTGTAAAATCTTTGAACTTAATATCTTTAATAATTAAGCCGTAGTGCGTCATAGTATCTATTAATCGGCTTCTCCAGTATGCGGTAATTTCTATATATTCCTCTTTTTTAGCTCCCGATTTAATCATGTCGTACCACTTTTTTTTAAGTGTTAGTTTTAAAATCTTTTTATCTTTCATAATATTATTGCTTTTTTAATTGTTCATACCGTAAGCCCATTGTATATGACTTATAATTTATTTGTTGATTTGAAAAATTGGAATCGAGGTAATCGTTTTGCCATTCTAGTATTAAATGCTTTTTTTGCATGGTATTAACGTCTAAAACTATATCCGAAATATTAAAAAAGTATTGGTCGCAAAACATAGCTATGCCACCGATTTCTCCACTAACCCAGCCATTAAAATCAATTTCTTGTTTATCGCAAAATATTTTTACATAATCCTTACAAGCCGCTTCGTATTGCTCTTTTAGTTTTTTTATTTTTTTATTCATTTATATATTTTTTAAGTTTAGTTTAATTACTCAAATCCTGTTGCTTTGTACAGATTGGAGCAATTGGTTGCTCCAATCTGTAAGTTA